TAATTGCCTGGGCTGGTACACCAGTAAGCATCATCATACGTTTTTTCTCTTCAAAACTGAATGGTGAGTCAGGACCTTGCTTGTCGCTGGTAGCAATATAAGCAGTGCCATATTTGCCTGATAAATAGTCGTACACAAACTTGTGCCCTTTATGAAAGGGATGAAAACGACCGGGGTAGATAGCCACTGCTTTTGTTGCAGTTGCCTCTAAAAAACTTATAACTTCATTGATCAACATTTTACTAATCTCCACAACTATTTATGCACTTGAAAAGGTGTTTAAAAAAAGAGTGACTTTTAGATTGACATCATGTATAATGAGTGTTATAGTCATACTTACATAAGGAATTATCATGGCAAAACGAGTAAATTATTTAAACAACAAAGAAATTCTTAAAGAAATTCACAAGAGTAAAATTAGTTTCGCCTGTGTCACTGACAAAAAATATTATCAGAATGATGTGATTGTACATGACATGGACCAGATAACTGAAGAAGTTATTGCAGAAGCTAAACAAACACGTGCTGATCGAATTGCTGTGGAGACACACCTTGCGGCGTTGGCCCAATGGGAAGTGACACCGGGCAAAAAAGCAAAAGACAAACCACGACTAATCAATCATAAATTTGATGGCGGCAAGATTCCACTGGAAGACGTTGTTATTAGATATATGACATTTGATCATATTCCCGAAGAACCAGGCCGTAAGAATAAGCCTAAGACTGTAGCTGACCGACACGCAAAATGTCCGTATCCGCCATTTATTCACCTAGCATGGGTTAACGAAGGCTGGAATGAGGTGGCCCGCAGTCATTGGAAAGGGGACTTGACAACTGGCGAATTTAGTGTTACACATGGTCGTATAACAGAAAAACTTGCAAGTATGATGATGATGCTTTGTCATCGTTATAGTATGCGTAGTAACTGGCGAGGATATACATATGTAGATGAGATGCGAAGTCATGCATTAGTGCAGCTATCACAGATTGGGTTGTACTTTGATGAATCGAAATCGCAGAATCCATTTGCATATTACACTGCAGCCATTACAAACAGCTTTACTCGAGTCTTAAATTTAGAAAAACGTAATCAAAATTTAAGAGACGATTTGTTGCAACAAGCAGGCCAAACACCTAGCTTTACAAGACAAATGGATGATGAAGCACTACAGCGTAAGGCAAGAGAAAGCAAAGAGTCCGATTACCACGATAAAATGGAACAAGAAATGAAAGATGCAGGTTATAACGTATTATGAGTCAATTCTTCAAGAAAGTTGCGTGTTTTACAGACATACATTTTGGAAACAAGAGTAACAGTCGTCAACACAATGATGACTGTGAACGCTTTATCTACTGGTTTATTGAGAAGGCCAAAGCTGAAGGATGCGAAACATGCATTTTTCTAGGCGATTGGCATCATCACAGAGCCAGTGTTAATGTTAGTACACTAAATTATACAGTGCCAAACATTAAACGACTAAGCGATGCATTTGAAAATGTGTACATGATTATGGGTAATCACGATCTGTATTACAGAGAAAAGCGTGAAATCCACAGTGTACCGTATGCTGAATTACATGACAATGTACACATCATCAATGAGAAAATAGTAGAGCGTGACGGCGTCAGCCTTGTGCCTTGGCTAGTTGAAGATGAATGGAAGAATATGAGTAAGCTCAAGAACCGTTATGTGTTTGGACATTTTGAACTTCCATATTTCAAGATGAATGCAATGGTTACTATGCCAGATCATGGTGGACTTAAAGCAGCAGATTTTAACGGACCTGAATACGTCTTTAGTGGACATTTTCACAAACGACAAAACAACGGCCCTATTCATTATTTGGGCAGTCCCTTTCCACATAACTATGCTGATGCATGGGATGATGATCGTGGAATGATGATACTGGAGTGGGACGGCGAGCCAGAGTACATAAATTGGACAGACGGCCCCAAGTACAGAACACTACCACTGAGTAAACTGATAGATGACCCAGATCGATATCTAAGTCCAAACACATATTGTCGTGTTACACTAGATGTACCTATCTCTTATGAAGAGGCAAACTTTATCAAAGAGACTTTTGCACAGCAATACAGTCTTAGAGAGATTAGTTTAATGCCTGCAAAGAAAGAAGAGCATGCTACTGACTGGAAATCAGACAACGAAATAGAGGTTGAAAATGTGGACCAGATAGTGTATAATCAACTTAAAGCTGTAGATAGCGAACTAATCAACAGCAAAATTCTTATGGATATATATGCAAACCTATGATTAATATTAGAAACGTAACCATTAAAAACTTTATGAGTGTGGGCAACGTTACACAAGCCGTGCGGTTTGATGACGCTGGACTTACCTTAGTACTAGGAAACAATGTTGATCTAGGAGGTGACGGTAGCCGTAATGGCACTGGTAAAACTACCATTATCAACGCATTGAGTTATGCGCTGTATGGAAATGCATTAACAAATATCCGCAAGGATAATTTAATTAACAAAACTAACAACAAAGGCATGTTAGTTACTGTAGACTTTGATGTAGATGGCACTGAGTACCGCATTGAGCGGGGACGCAAGCCAAATATATTCAAGTTTGTAGTGAACAACCATGAATTTCATGACGACGCTACGGATGAAATTCAAGGTGAGGGACGTCTTTCACAACAAGAAATAGAAAAGCTTCTGGGTATGAGCCATGATATGTTTAAACATATTGTGTGTCTGAATACATACACTGAGCCTTTTCTGAGTATGCGGCCAAACGACCAACGTGCTATTATCGAGCAACTGCTGGGTATTACAATGTTGAGCGAGAAAGCAAGTGTGCTCAAAGACCTGATGAAAGAAACAAAAGACTCCATCAAAGAAGAAGAATACCGAATCAAAGGTATTGAAGAAGCAAATACGACAATCGCTAAAAGTATCAAAGACTTGGAGCGAAGACGGCGTATTTGGGAAGAGAAGAAAGTTACTGATACAAGTGCTTTTGGGTATGCGATTGCCGAGCTAGAACACCTTGATATTGAAGCTGAGCTAAAATTGCACACTGGGTTAGTTACATACAATAACAAAGTATCACAACAAACTCAACTCAACGCCTGGATATCCAATATCGAGGCAGATAATAACAAACAAGGTAAGCTAGTCGAGAAGCTAGGAAAAGAAATTGGTCTGCTTGAAGATCACAAGTGTTATGCTTGCGGTCAAGATATGCATGATACAAAACAAGAAGAAATTCTCAAATCTAAACAAGAGCAACGTAGCGAAGCATCTATGCAAATACTAGCCAATGGTTCACAATTTGATGAACATACCAGTGCATTGGATGCGTTGGGTGAAATCGGCGCTGCACCTGACACCTTTTATGATGATGTTGCTGATGCACATGATCATAGAAACAAAGTAGTACAATTACAAGGACAACTTGAACTTAAGATTGCCGAGACTGATCCATATACAGATCAGATTGAAGTATTGAACAATGAAGGTATCCGGGAGGTTTCGTGGAACTCAATTAACGACCTTAATGTTCTGCGAGACCACCAGGACTTCCTTATGAAACTACTAACCAATAAAGATAGCTTTATCCGCAAGCGGATTATTGAACAAAACCTATCATATTTAAACACACGACTTGGCTACTATCTAACTAAACTGGGCCTACCACATGAAGTACAATTCCAACCAGACTTAACTGTAGAAATTACAGAGCTTGGCAGAGAACTGGACTTCGACAACTTATCTAGAGGCGAACGTAACAGACTTATCTTAGGATTGAGCTTTGCATTCCGCGATGTATTCGAAAGTATGAATACTCCCATTAACTTTATGGCAATTGATGAACTAGTAGACTCAGGCATGGACAGCAATGGTGTAGAAGCATCATTAAGTGTACTAAAGAAAATAGTACGTGAACGAAACAAAAATGTATTCCTAATCAGTCACAGAGACGAACTTGTAGGACGAGTAAGTCATACACTACAAGTGTTAAAAGAAAACGGGTTTACAACATTTAATGCGGATACAGACTATGTCGAAGAATAAAAATACAAATTCTGGTGATCTTGTGTTGACAGACTTGGATACGGGTGTTACACTGAGTGTACCATCAGCAAATGTTACAACACATGATAATTATAGTCATATGGACAATAGTTACACTATCACAAGTGATATCACTGGAGATTCAAACATCTACATAAGTACAATAAATGATACTGTAGCCTTTACTGATGATGAATTTAATGCTATGTATGACCGTCCTAATGATAAGATCATTAAGAAGCGATATGCAGGACACAAAAAAGTACAGGATATCAGCGAAGTTGGTATGCATACATTGGAACAGATGAGTAAACGTGGAAGATAGTGAATGGATGTATAATGGATCAGTAGTTGCGCAGCTACCCGAAACATGTGTAGGCTTTGTCTACATTATTACTAATCTCACAAACAACAAAAAATACATTGGCAAAAAACTGGCTCAATTTAAAGTAACAAAAAAACCACTCAAAGGCAAAAAGAACAAACGGCGTAGCACTAAAGAAAGTGACTGGCGCACATATTATGGCTCAAGTGACGCCCTCAATGAGGATGTTGCAACCCTAGGCAAAGAAAATTTTACACGTGAAATATTGTACTATTGTGAAAGTAAAGGCGAACTGTCTTATTTGGAAGCAAAAGAACAATTTGATTGTAGTGTACTAGAAACAGACGAATACTATAATGGCATCATCAATGTTAGAGTTGGTGGTAGTAATTTACTAAGACAGCGTCTACTAGAACACCGAAAAGCGTATGGCAAATAATGGCACGTAATACCGATTGGCACAAAGTACAAACTCAAGGCAAGGTTTTCAAAGACCAAACAGCCGATAAGCAAACAGCACAGGCAAACAGTGATAAGTATTATAAATACAAATCAGACATTCAAGCACAGATACACTTATTAAATCAGGGCACATGGCCCACAGGCAAACATTCAGGCACCATAATCGCCGATCTACCGGTAGATTATTTAATTTGGGCAGGTAAAGAACTAAAGTCCAAACACATGAAACAGGCAGCAAATAACGAACTTTTAAAGCGTTACCACTCCGGCATCATAAAAATATAAATCTCAGGCAAAACATATACTAACACACAAGGTTGGCGGGCCAGTTTAATATACCGCTGTGGAAAAACCTATGGGGACATAGGACACGTACATACTAATGGACTCATCTAGGTTAATCATTACCATTGGAGTATCCGTCGGTATCTGATCGATTGTTAGCGATCTGCAATACTTTAAGTATTGTAGTCAATGCGTTGGTTTGACAAACCAAAATGAGTAGGCTCTCCTGACAATTGGATCCTACGGGTAGTAAATTGGTCGCTACATATGGCCGTTTATGTTCCTGCGTTGTAAGCAGATTGTAAAGGGGTACAGCACAACCGCCCCCACCTTACGTTATAAAGGTTTATCGATATGTAGTGTGACGATGGATAGCGGACAAGCTGATCTAGTTTACATTTAGCCTCATCAGGCTAAGTGTGACTGGACTTTATGACAAACTAGTATATCTTATTCATATCATATACCTTATCGTATATCATGTATCTTGTTATTATATCTTGTTGTTATTAAAAATGATTTGTGAATGAAATGAATAAATCCGTTGTCGTAGACAACGTAAACAAGATGATTATAACATATTGGATTCTGTTATACCTTTATCCTGCTTAATCTTCTTGCTGATGATAGATGATAATCGTCTAACACTACC